CACTTATCCATGGCTTTTCGCGGCACACAAGACATCTGCCGCTCTGGGCATGTATGTCGTTGTAACTGAGTGCATCACTAAACTAGTTGCCGAAATAACAAACTGGAAGAAAAACCGCACGAGTCTTGTCATCACTCGTGCTTCTGGCTTCCCTCTCCCTTTCGGCCACACGCAATTACGAGACAACACAACAGGAGAGATATATGAAGGGGCATTCCTGGGACCAGAACATAGTCTAGGGAAGCTCTTCAAATTCAGAAAATGGGTATGGCTCGATCCTGAGTTCATCCCATATGACCCGTTCTTCACGGTTATATCCCTTATTAGCATAACTAACATGCTCTACTTCTCATGGCAATTAAACAAGATAGTTGGAGCTAGTTATGCTATATTACCGTGGTTCGGCATCCTTGCGCTCTGGCTGTGTGCGTTTGGTACCACAGCCTACAATATTTATCAGGTAAAAACGGGTGGGCGCAAGAAGACAATTAACAAGATAGAAATCCCGTTGCCATTTACCCCCGCAGCAGTAAAGCTAATGGTACACTATGGCGAGGCGTACCCTTATGGGGCTTTCGCCAGTTGCCATACTGCACTGTTATCCACCGTCGTGGCTCAAAGTTGGCTTGGAGCCTGGCTGTTCATCCTAATGGTCTTTTGTTCTTGGACTATCCTGGTGCCAGGTGAAATCGCCTTTAAATTCTGGAAGTGGACACGGATTCACATCCGGGGTGTCGAATTTGCGGCTGCAATAAACCCCGCTGTGATACCAGAATTAACTCCAAGCCCTTACGATGCCGGAGCGAAACTGCTGCCTGTGGTGAAACTACCGCGAGCTGAACCGATCGCAGCATTACCACCGCGAGCTGAACCGATCGCAGCATTATCACCGCGAGCTGAACCGATCGCAGCATTACCACTGCGAGCTGAACCGATCGCAGCATTATCACCGCGAGCTGGACCGATCGCAGCATTACCACCGCGAGCTGGACCGATCGCAGCATTACCATCGCGAGCTGAACCGATCGCAGCACTTTCATCGCGAGCTGGACCGGTCGCAGCTAATAACATTTGTGGCGCCATCGCTGCGTTGGTCCCTCTTCCGTTACAAACCGTGGAAGAGGTTCGATCTCTAAATTCGCATGCCGCACAAACTACCCGTCGCATTCGCGCAAACCCCATTCCTGATTATCATATCTTAAGCACTGGTAAACCCGC